CATATTGCTCGCAAAGTCGTCACTTGAACACAATTACCGAAACGGGAGCTATTAAAATGCCAAAGATCCTGGCATTATAGCAACCATCACAGCGGAGAGATGCCGGAGCGGCTGAACGGACCGGTCTCGAAAACCGGAGTAGGGGCAACTCTACCGGGGGTTCAAATCCCCCTCTCTCCGCCACTATTCAAACACTTACAGCATTCCCTTTCAGTGACCTCCATCCCGATGAGAAAAATTGAGAAAATCCAATGAGAAAAATTCTAGCGCCGAAGCATGCTCCGACGCCAAAGAATCATCTCATTTTCTTGTTCAAAGTCGGGCTGATTTTAACTTTCCTGTCGTAAACAAGTACCTGTGACTCTGTCTTATGACCACTGAATTTTTGCTTGTCTCTGCCAGATCCTTCATAGTCTGAGATCCCTTTAGCCTTTAGATCATGGAAGGTGCAATCAAGTGGCCTACCAAGTTCTTCAGAAGCCGCGTTTCTCGCTTTTCTCCATGCTTCATTAAATCCCTTGTATGAATAACGCTCACCATACATTGTCCTGATAACAGGGCCATCCTGTCCCCATTCCCTGCAAATATCCACAGCCGCATTAAGACGCTCAGTCCAGGCTTTGATCTGTTTAATACCAGTTTTACCTTGCTGTATGAAAATTCCTTTATCAAGAATCTGATTCCAGTTCATTTTAAGAACATCAGATACCCTTGCAGCGCAAAGATACGCAATTTCCATCGCGGCTTTAACTGCAGGTGTCGCATGAGTGAAGATAGCTATGTACTCTTCATCAGTTATGTAGCGGTCGCGCTGGGGTTTAGGAAACTTATCGACACCAACACACGGATTACCTGGTACATAACCACGCTGATAACCCCAGCGGTATACACGAGACATTGAACTATGCTCGTGATTAGCCTGAACACGGCTTTTTTTACCACGTGCATCCATGTAGCGCCGGACGTGTTCAGGTTTAATGGCCTTTGCTTCTGCATCGCCGAAAACCGCTAACAAGTATTTTTCATGTGCCAGGTAATCTTTTTGTGTCCTGGGGGCAAGGTCTGCATAGTCAGCACTATTTAAAAATTTTTTCCACAATTGTTGAAAGGTGAGTAGTTTTTTTCGACCTTCAACGACTTTCTCGTAAGCTAACCAAACCTCCGCTTTAGAAGCGTTTGCTGGGGCTAGATTCTCGGTAGTACCTCCTGGCTTCCAGTAGTAACCGGAAGGGCGGAAAAACACACCCTTCGGCATCCACTCATTACCAGGCGCTCTTTTGCGGCCCATATTATCTCTCTACAGCGTCAAAGTTCATGCCTGGAGTAGGCATATGGCCTGCTGGTGGAAGTATGCGTTGTACGGGATGATTAATATGAAACCAGGTCGTTTTGATTGCTCCGTCCCGGCGTTCAATAAAAAAGATCCCGTTCTGCGTTAATACCTCTTTCTGCAGTGACTTTTGGGGCGAACCCGTGGCCTCTGTCAGTTCTTCATCAGTCAGGAAGCGATCGCTCATGAGTTGTTCTCCACTGAACCGGCTGCAACCGGTTATCTGCCACTATATGAACAAGACGAACAGCCACCACGCAGCCCGTCATTACACCTTTTACACAGCTGGTGGTCCTCCCTTACACCTTTAAACTGGTTATAAATTTCCGCTGGTACAATTACCGGCATAGGGACCAATAATCGTTGACTCCGTAGTGATGCGATTTCCGCAGTGCGTTCGAGGTACAACGTTTTCCAGTCACTTGCTTCAGTCTTATATGCGGCCAAAGCATCCCGCATGCGCCGCCAGCGGCGACGCTTCAGCTTGTTCGCTTTCACTTCACCTCCTGCGGGGTTGCTGGCAGCGGCATCCAGTGGGTTATTTTGTCCTCCCACACAAAGCCAGGAATAAACTGCTCACCATTAAACAACTGCACATCGAAGTCGCGGCCATCACTAACAAGATAATCCCCGCGTTCTGGCAATTTCTCGCTTACCGGAATCCATCTATCCGTAATTACCGGAGAGTTCCCTGCGTTTGGATGCAGAGCGCGAATGCCTTCGGCCAATTCTTCTAGGGTGGAAGAATATCCGCGCTGGGCATCATTGCCGAACTCGAATGCTCCGGTGTCAGGATCAGACCATCCATGCTCGCTGTCGTATGCCTCACGCTGCTGATCTATCCATTTGGCGGCGGCTTCAATGCCATCGCGATAGAAAGTAATTACCGGTGCTGGCTGCGATTTGATATGCAACCGCGGTTCCCCGTCTTTCGGCTCCGGCCATTCGCGCTGCTTGTTTACCGCCAGCTTATCGATCATCGCCTGGGTAATCTGCTCATCAGTGATACCGGCACGGCGCTGGGCGTCCCACAGCAGGAACTGCATATCAGCCCACTCCGACAGGTCGCCAGGCTCGGCAGCGGCTTCCAGTGCTTCTTTGCTGAGGTGCTTCAGCGGGCCAACCGGGCCGACATTGCCGAAGGTAGCCTGTGACCACTCGGCGTGCTCCCGGCGTACCTGGTCACGGTCCGGAGCGGACAGAGGTGCAATTAATGGCTCTTCATCGAGATGAATTCGCGTGCTGCATTTTGGGCAGCACCCATCACAATCAGAAATGGCCGCAATCTCAACCTCATTTTGGCAAGACCAGCAGGCCACTTTTTTCACCACTGGCTCGCTGTCCAATGCGGCCAGCGCGATTTCAAATAACGCCGCACATTGGTTTACATGGGCGCGGCCTTCACCCGTTATCTTCGTGTGAAGGCAAAACTCAATTTGCTCCTGCGCCTTTTTAATTAACTGCTCTCTGGTTATGGTTGATTTGGTCATTGGTTGGCTCCTTCTGCTGCCCGGTTAACTATCACGCCGTCGTATACTTCTTTGAGGTGGCCGCGTAAGTCCATGCGACGGAGCGCGCTAAACATGTAATCGCATTCCGCCTGTTTGTTAGCCTGAAATGGCTTGCTGTCCCGGTTAACCCACTCCCAGTTGCCAGGCCAGCCGTGAACTTTCTTAACCCGACCTTTGACCACGTGAAGCAATCCCCAGCCAGGCTGCAGATCCTCAATATTTACGATACCCGGCTCACTAATCATGAAACGCCAGTCTCCCATTCCCTTCTCGGGTTCAGCACGGAAAGGCTTCTTGCGGTCGGCCAACAAGTCAGAACGAGAGCATTTAGCCTCAATCAAACAACTGGCCCCATTGCGAAAGCCGATTGCATCAGCCTGCTCACCGTATGGCGTCCATGCTCGGAACCGGTCATGAAAGGCCACCTTGAAACCGTTGTTTTGCAGAAAGCGGCAGGCTATCTGGCAAAGTTCATCGTGTGTCAGTGCCATCACTCAGCCTCCACCTTGATGCCAGCGGCGGCACGGTCAGCCTCGCTTTGTTCCCAAAACCACTTGTGAAGCGCCATAAGCTCTTCATCGAGCGGAGCATATTTGCGGTCGAAATATGCCTGTGCGTCTTTCTCCGCTTCATCAGGCAATTCGCCTGGCCCGAAGAGCGTGTTATAAATCCACGCCAGCCCGTTTTTAGCATCGCCAGTGGCCTGCCATTCGATGATTGCAGCCTGCATAACCAGGATATTTTTCCCGATCAGCAGATCGAGCTGCTGATAGCGCTTACGGATATATTCGTTTTGCGCTTCAAGTTCTGCGTTGCGCTGCTGCGCCTTCTCCAGCGCCTCTACCAGCGCATCAATCTTGTCTTGCTGCGCTTTCCACGCAGTTTCTGGGTCTGCGCATTCCGCAAAATGCTCTTCGCCTTCACCACAGTGCGGACAATAGCAATCTGAATAATCACCAGAGTCGCCCATAGGTTCGCCACCACTCAATTCACTGCTGGGATAAATTTTTCCACAGTCGCACTCAACCAGGTAATACGGATAGTCGACAGTACGGCCACGCAGTTGCGCCAGTTCGGTGATATCAGTCATGGCTGGCCTCCTTGCCGCGGCTAACAGACAAGTTTTTATTCACGATGGCATCCATCAGACGTGCTGCAGCCGCCTTTTGAGCAGATACATTCGCAATGACCGTTGGCCTGGCTTTCTCACAGCTGGCACAAATCCCGTCCCATGATGAAATAAGGAAAAAGTCTTCACGCTCGGCAATGCCGGTATTCATAACCAGATCCTCAATCATCAGCGTGACCCCGCGAACTCCCCGGCCTTCGCTTAGCCGCTGAACGGCGTAACCAAAGGCATTAATCATCACGGCATGGAACTGGATATACTCGCGTTTATATTCGACCTGATTCGTACCGCGGCGAATATCATCTAAACCTGTCAGCATAAGCCACGCATTCCATAATCCTTCAAGATCATCCTGCGAGCAGAAATCTGAAAATTTTGCCGTGGCATCACTAAGGGCCTTGAAGCTCACCCACTTATCGCTTTTAGCGGGAACGACGTTATGCTCAAAATCTGTTACTTCAGAAAAGACGTCGTGTGAACTGATAAAGCTGACCATCTCCTGCGCGTTCTTATCGCGCCCGTTATAGGCCATGTTGATAGCCGCAGATGGCTTCGAAACATTGTTGTTAATGTCGGAAAAGAACTGCTGCCGTGTTTTCAACGAGAGCTTATGTGTGAGCATTAGTGGTACGTGGATTGGTTCGCCAACTGTGCGGCAAAATTCGGCGATCCCAGCTGCACGGTGTTGGCCGTCGAAAAGCTTAATTTCTGCATCCATAGGGAAGCGCACAACACCAACGTTGGTATTGCCGAATTCCTGAAACTCAATCTCAGAGTTACAGTTACCGACCAGCGGTGGGATAATGAAGGGCTCTTTATTTTCGTGAGCATTAACCAGATATTCATAGAATTTCTTAGCACGCGCTGGGTTAATTTCACGCTGTGAACGTTCTAAAGTATCCCCGTAATTATCACTGGCGAGGACGCGTGCCAAGGTTCGTGCTGGCACTGTCATCATAAGGACAATCGCTCCGCCCTGAACGCCGCGAGACGCAGGGAACTCAAAGAAATAATCTCCAACTATGCTCATGCTACCCACCACTCAATAAACATGCAGATACCAACGGTTACTACGGCAATAAGCACCCAGCAGATCACATCGAACAAGGCGGCGAACCGGCGTAGGGTGTATTTGCTGTAACTCTCAGGATCAATATTCATACCACCTCCCCAAGCACCCAACGAAGTGCGCTTGCATACTCACCCTCGGCTGATTCCAGGGCTTTGATGATTTCTTTGCGGGTTTTCAGGCGCGGCTTTGCCTCGCCGAGGATCTGACGCTGACGCCGGGCTTTTTCATGGCCGGTTGTGCCAGCAGTTGCCGCTTCGATTTCAGAGACCTTCTCCCGCTGCTCTTCTGGTTTAAGCGATGCCAGCTGACGCGCCTGGGTAACGGTGACCGTTCCGGACTCCACTGCATCGCGAACAGCCTGGGTGGCATCCAGCAGTGACAGAGTTGCGCGTACGGTTTGGACACTCACGCCAAACATCAGCGCTAAATCGTCCTCGTCGTGCCCGCGTTCCAGCGCATCAGCCATTTTCTTTGCTCGGCCCAGTGGCGTATCTGCCTGGCGGATTTCGTTAGCACTTACCATCGCCTGCGCCATGCGAACGGCGGAGCCACGTTTAGCAACTGCTGGAACCAGTAACGGTTCTTTACCCTCTTTCAACAGTCGCTTGTTGGCTTCCAGTGTATGGCGCACACGCTGGCGACCATCGACTACACAAGACAGCCCTGTCTCCGGGTCTTTCCAGACAATAATCGGCTCAAGAACGCCCTGGTCCATGATGTTCAGCACCATTGCCTCGCTGATAGGCAGGTGGATGCGCTCATCGTAAAGCGGGTGCGTTTTGTCGGTAACCAGGTGCAGGTTTTCAGGTTCGAACGTCAAAACGTTCGTTTTGCCACTGGCGCCGTATACAACCTTTGAATCTTTAGCCATCAGACAGCCTCCGCATTGCTGGTGGATGCCGTTGCGATATTCTTCAGATCGCGCATTGCTTCCAGAACGTGCATATTGCTGTGGGTTTTTGTGTGGCGCTCAACAATTCGATCGCATTCTTTTGCCCAGGAAATAACTTCTTCCTTCATAGCGTCACGTTCTTTACATGCCTGACGAAGGGTAATATTCGAGACATCGAGCATTGTTGCCAGCTCTTTAATGAGTTCTGAATTTGCAGGAGGCATTGTTTTAGCTGCCTCAAAGGCATGTTTAATTAACTGCTGTACTGTTTTTTCCATTTTGTATTTCTCCAACTGACGCGCTGCAACGCGTTTTAGGGTGCAGCAACCCAACCCATGAGAATGGGGTAATTGCTGCTGTTCTAATCAGGCTGCTGGTTTTTGTTCTTCTGGTTCTTTGTAAGACAGAAGGTCGCAAAGCTGGTTAATTACTTTACAGAACTGGAACATGTCCGTACCTGCCTGGTGACGCCAGCGGTAGGCTTTGTCGTCATCATCAGAATAATCATTATCCTTGGTATCGATCCGCCGGAAATGGAACTTATCTGTAAGCAGAAAAGAGACGCCGCAGCCTCTTAATTCCATGTTATCGACGATAAAACCTGTGTTCAGGCTTTCCAGAATTTCACTGGTAACGGAAGTATGTTCCGCAGAGTAGCGAATAACTTCTTTCTGGTCTGCCAGGCGGGATAGCTGGACATAATCACCGACCTCAAACCCGGCAAATGCTGATTCTTCGCCGTCCAGATGGTTTTTAAGGCGCGTTGTCAGGCCGTTTTTGATATCACTGATGTTGATCGTGACTGTTTTTACTGAGCCGATCACTTTAACCAGCATCGCCCCGACTAAATTGGCAATATTTTTATTGGCGGAGTTAATGATCAGCAGATTCTCTTCAGTGTTATACAGGACCAGGAAGAGAGACGACTTGATGAATGCCTGTTTGCAGAGCTGAACCTTAGCATCCTGGATAATGTTGTTACGGTCAGCGCGCTTCAGTTTCTGACCACATGCATTTTCGATGCGCTGGATACGCTCATTGGCTTCTTTCATTACGACGTGCTGGGGGATTATTTTCTCATCGCGGCGAACCACGATTGCATAACCGCCAGTAATTGGCGTAACCAGCTCGCCGGTAATCGGATTAGGGACGAAGGAAGCCCGCGCGAACTCCGTTTCTGTAAGTTCAGAGTAGGGCAATTCCTGCAAGTGCCCTTCAACCGCTTCAATGCTGGGCAAAGTAGCCCGATAGACAATGGCGTTACGTAACTTTGATAATTTCATTTCTGTTTCCTCTGCAAAGGATTAGTTAGTTATCTCCACACAACGGAAAGAGCACTGAAGCACTGGAAGCTCACTTGACTAACACAGTGCTTTTTCCTGTTGTGTGCCGGGCTTCCACCGGCTCCCATCTGTTTTTAAAGCCACTCAGATATCGTCTGGGCTGTGCCATCTCTTCCGGCTGTCATTCGGGTTGAACTCGCCCGAAACGAGATTGAATGGTTATAGCCCCTTACGGCATTCACGCCCTATCACGTGTGTCGCGTATGCCACGCCAGCACCTAACGAGTTTTAACGACCTTTGCCGTTTGCATCATCTTGTCGCCGCTGTTATCGATGCGGAACCGCCACTGTCCAGGACATTTAAAAGGACCGTCTCCAAGTGGTAACTCTTCCAGTCCCGATAAACCTCCTCGGTAGAAGGGGACTTATCGGGAATGAATGTTGTGACACCAGATCGCTAATCTGCTTACTTCCCGCCGCTCTGTTTTGGTATTGGCAACCAGCTGCTGTTGCTCAGTCGATTTCCGGGTCTTTGCGTCGACCGGCGCTGCAGTACGCTTGTACACGTCACAACAAAAAGAGCACTACCGCGTTCTGCCGTTCCATCCTGGCTTTTGGTACCGCAACGGCTGCGAGATATTTTTTGCATGCCAGCGCTCTTTTGGTTGTGCCCTCGTCTCTTCCGAGGTGTCACACCTTTTCGCCGCGCTGGTGGGGCGCACGTCGTGCCTGAAACACCTGGCTTGCACATTCCGGTTGTTCTGAGAGGCATGGATAAAGGGACTCTCAGGCCGCTGCGGCACATGTGCTATATGCCGTAATGCTCACTACCACACCAGAGTATATAACTACCGGTACTTGACATAGTCCATCAGACTCAATTGATGTTAGGTTATGCCTAATGCTGTGTCAATAGGCTTAGCCTAATGTCTGTAAGGTCAAAAAAAATCCCGCATAAGCGGGATTTGTGTGAAATAAAGCTAGTGTTTTTATGATTATGGACGACGCTTTCTGAAATTCTCATCATTCTGTACATATTGTAAAGAATCAAGGATTAAACCTGAAATCCTTAATACATCCTCGGGATGTTCAATGAAAATGCGATTGCTATCATGTTCAAGTCCGGCTCTTTTAATTTCATTACCTGTTATTTCATTGATATCAATTGGTAACTGTATGTTTGAGCGATTCTTCTTGTCATAATAGCGAACCAGCCAGCGGTTTGTTTTTCCTTGGAAAAGAATAGAGTAATAGGACTCTGTATCTTTGGCTTGAAGTTCGTATGCAGGGCCTATAATAGAACAGATCTTTTCAAATAATATTCTTTCATTATAGGTTGTTACTATGTTTGGATTCTCTGCATCGACAATATCTGCGCGCTCATCAATTACATTATTTTCAGTTACATCAGCAGGGGATTCTAATTCAGGAATAGATGTTCTTGATGAAAGACCAGAAACAACCATTTCACTTACTGACCTCTCTACGGCCTGCCTCACCAATGGAGTTATTGTTTCTATAAATCTTTGATTTAATTGACGACCAATATTTGCTCGTCCTGCAACATATCTAACAAATTCATGATCTACTTCACGAAGGCTTGTACTCACAACTTTAACAAATGCAGAAATATATACACTCTCTTCTGCAAGTGTTCTTAGGGCCTCTGGTTTGAATTTGTCATGGCGGAATCTAAATAATTGCTCAGCATCAGAATCTTTAATGTCATCCATCATGATTCGTAAAAATGGCGTTGAATCCATTATATTTTTCTCATTGAGATCCGTAAAAAAACGCCATTCAATGCCATTAGTAATTGCTGATATTGTCACCTCAGGAGTAGAATTAAAATACCTAGATAATTGAGGGCAATGGTTGTCCATTTTTTCTTTACAACCTTTGGCCTCAATAAACATAACGGGAACACCTTGGCAGAATAGAGCATAATCTACACGCTCACCCACTTTCACACCAGGGAAGTCCGCACCATATTCAGCTTTGACTTTTTGCGGATCATATGCGTTAAAGCCTAGGATGTCCAAAAAAGGAAGTATCAAAGCCTGCTTGGTTGTCTCTTCCGTTGTGCAGTGTTCTCTAACATTTTTAACATGTTCAATATGATTTTTAAGACGTACTTTGAAGTTTTCCATGCATCCTCCATGCAAAGTGAAAACCTGCTGTTAAATCAAAGCAAGTCACAATCCCGGATGGGCTTCATACAAGCCAATCCCCCACAGGGATTGAGTTATGCAAGTGAATCAATCTCAGAGCTTTTAACATGTATGGAGCTTAGAGATATTGTCCGTTAGACCATATAAGCTTAAGCTCTGGCTTTCGTTTGTTTTTTTCCATCTTCCTCCTGCTCTGCCCATCTCCTTATCTTCATCTCTAATGAGTCTAAATATGCTTTAGCATCGCTATCTACCCAGCCAGGTATACGCTGTCCTTGCTCTAAGAGGACAAAATCAATGATAGCCTTTTTTTCTCTCGAAGCCTTATTATAGAGTTCGTCAATAGAACCATTTTTAACTATGGGGTCTGTTGCGGGCTCACATGTATCAGTTAGCGGGTATCCTTTTAGTCCCCAGTGCTCGGGGCCCACAACATCAGAAAAGTAGTTCCAAAGCTCTGGTAGCTTCTCTTTCGATATGGAGCCTTTATTGATCCAGTCATGGATTGATGGGGGTTTTATTTTGAAATGGCGTGCGATTTCCGCCTTACTCTTGGCAGAACCTATTGAAAGCTTCTTGTCTATGGCCTGCTCGATCGCTCGGCCCAATTCTTTACCACTAAGCATTGCCTAATAATCCTCATAACCTATAGCTTAGGCAATTCCTATTGATTGTTTATTAGGCTTAGCCTAATATTTGCTTGTGTGGAAATCATAGGAATCCGTTTATGAGAAGTAGCCTTGAAGCAATCAGTGAAGCCTGCCGCATTGTTGGGGGACAAGCCGCTTTGTCAAGGAATCTAGGCATCTCATCACCAACAGTGAATCAATGGACAACGGGCATTAGGCAAATACCTGCGGAACGATGCCCTGCGATTGAGAAAGCTACTGGTGGTGCTGTCACCTGCGAAGAGCTTCGTCCTGACATTGACTGGGCCTATTTAAGAGGTGCAGCAATGCGAAAGCTTAATGTCACTGCATCAAATTTGTAACTACCACCCGAGTTTGTAAGGAGTAGGTATGAACCTCAAAGAAGTCGTGAAATCTATGTGCAAAGCATATCCAGGTGGGCGCGAAGCAATGGCTGGCGCACTGGGAATGACGGTGACGCAGTTTAACAACAACCTTTACGAGAAAAACGGCTGTCGTTTCTTCGAAGTCAGCGAGCTGGAAGCGATGGAAGACATTTCGAATACATCTCACCTGGCTGAATATTTTGCTCGCCGTCGTGGTGCTCTGCTGGTGGATGTTCCGCACCTGGAAGAGCTGGACCGCGTGGACTTGTTTAGCCGGGCAATGCGTACCTCTGCCGCCAGGGGACAGGTTGATCAGATTATCGAACAGGCACTAGAAGATGGCGTTATTGAAAGGCATGAGGCCGAAGAAATCATGGTGCATCACCGCCGCCACCTGGCTGCGCGTGAAGAAGAGATCGCGGCAATTATCACGTTGTTTGCACGCAAAAAGAAGTGACGCCAGCGAGTTGCAGCTCCTGGCGTCGTGGCGTGTCGTTATCAGTGGAGATTACTAACGCATGAACAGTTTATCAACACAGTACCGCAGGTCGCAACTTGTGGCGCGTCCGGTTCCTGGTGGAGCAGGTCCGGTGCAGTTCGTGTATGGGGTAAGAGTACCAGGCGGGTTCGAGCCTGTCTGCTACCAGTTTGCTCAATGGGCGGTAGATGACTTTAGAAGTCAGGCGGAAAGCGTATGCGAGAACTTAACCGATGGTTCAGAGATCACTACGGCGTCCCGGTCAGGGTCATACGCTGGGAACCCCAGACACAGCGCGTTGTATACCTGCGTGAAGGGTACGAGCATGAATGCTTTAGCCCCCTTGAGCAGTTCAGACGTAAATTCAGAGAAATAAAGGACGATCATGAGCACTAAATTAACAGGATACGTCTGGGACGCTTGCGCATCTTCGGGGATGAAACTATCCAGCGTGGCAATCATGGCGCGCCTGGCTGACTTCAGCAACGATGAGGGTGTTTGCTGGCCTTCTATTGCGACCATATCCCGTCAGATTGGCGCTGGTGAAAGTACTGTCAGAACGGCGATAGCTGCACTTGAGAAAGAGGGGTGGCTCACTCGTACACAGCGCCGCAACGGCAACCGTAATGCATCGAACGTCTACCAGCTCAACGTTTCCAAACTACAGAAAGCGGCATTTTCTCACCTGTCAGTTTCTGAAGCGTCAAAATCTGACACATCAAAATCTGAACCGTCAAAATCCGATGCGTCAAAAATTGACCCCTCAAAATTTGAGGCGTCGGAATCCACCAAAAAAACCAGTTTTGACCCGTCAGAATCTGGGGGGGATCCGTCAGTAAAATCAACTACTGATCCATCAGATATAAATCCTTCTTGTCCGGACGCTTCGCAACCGGACGAACAGGGCTCTGCAGATGAATTTCTGTCACGACACCCTGACGCGGTTGTGTACAGCGCTGCAAAGCGGCAGTGGGGCAGCCAGGACGATTTAATCTGCGCCGAGTTCATTTGGGGGAAAATTATCAGCATGTACGAACTGGCCGCTGAAAGTGATGGTGAGGTAGTTCGGCCTAAAGAACCAAACTGGACGGCATGGGCCAATGACGTGCGCCTGATGGTGATGCAGGACGGGCGAACCCATAAACAAATTTGCTCACTATTCAAGCGCGCCAACAAAGATTCGTTCTGGTGCAAAAACGTGCTTAGCCCGTCGAAACTTCGGGAAAAATGGGATGAGCTGTCGTTAAAACTTTCTGCTCCACTCAATAGCTCCCGCCAGGAGGCGTCGATTTCGCGAGCCAGCTTCGAAGGGGTAGATTACTCATTGCCAGAAAACTCGGGGTTCCGGTCATGAAAAATATCCCCGTAATCAAACCTCTGGTTGTTGTTGTCTATGAATTCATTCGCTGGCGCAGGGTGCGCTACTGGCGTTCCTGGTGGAAGGATGATGTATTTTTTCGTCGCCAAACCGCTATTTGCACCCGAGACTACTTTAGTTTTGAAAGCCGGTATCGATTCCTGAAGCTGCTTGTAGCGTGTTGCCATCAGAGAGGTGAGCTATGACCTCGAAAACATGGCAACGTCCATTCCTTAAGTGGGCTGGTGGAAAGTATACCCAGCTGGCTGACCTGTTCGTGCATATCCCGGCAGGGAAACGCCTGATAGAGCCATTCGTTGGTGGTGGGTCGGTATTCCTGAACAGCGAAAAGCACGCAGATTACCTGCTGGCGGACGTTAACCCGGACCTGATTAATCTGTATCAGATGTTAGCGGTGGTGCCGGATGAAGTGGAATTAAAGGCCCGCTGGATGTTTGAGCATATGCGGTCACCAGATGGCTATGAGCTGATCCGTTCCGAGTTCAACGCACAGACGCTGGATGCTACTGAACGCGCAGCTGCATTCCTGTATCTCAACCGGCATTGTTTCAATGGCCTGATGCGCTACAACCAGGCGAACAAGTTCAATGTGGGCTGGGGAGGCTACAAGGCCCCGTATTACCCGATGGATGAGATGAAAGCCTTCGCGGCTATGGCGCATAACTGCGTATTCATGACCGCTGACTACCGCCGAACTATCAGCCTGGCCGGGAAAGGGGATGTGGTTTACTGCGATCCGCCTTACGAACCGATGCCGGGAACAACCGGATTCACCGCCTACGTCGCTGGTGGTTTTAGCTGGGAGAACCAGGTGGACCTGGCGAAGCAATGTGTATCTGCCTTTCACCGTGGGGCTCGGGTAGTGATTTCTAACTCATCTTCACCGAAGGTTCTCGACCTGTACCGGGAGCATGGTTTTAACCTGCAATACATCAACGCGCGCCGTTCGATCTCCTGCAAAAGCAGTACGCGGGAAGTCGCAAAAGACGTTGTAGCGATCCTTTAAGGGGGCTAAATGAAACTGACTTTACCATTTCCACCGAGCGTAAATAGTTACTGGCGCGCCCCGAGCAAGGGACCGCTAAAAGGCAGGCATCTGGTAAGCGAGACAGGGCGCAAGTTCCAGCAGGCAGCGAGAGCGGCGATTATTGAGCAACTGCGGGCCGTTCCCCGGCCATCCTCTGATCTGGCTGAGGTTTACATTGTGTTGTATCCGCCGGATCAGCGCCGTCGGGATATCGATAACTACAACAAAGCGCTGTTCGATGCCCTGACCCTAACCGGCGTCTGGGAGGATGACAGTCAGGTTAAGCGCATGCTGGTGGAGTGGGGGAACATCGTGAAGAAAGGGAAAGTAGAAATCACCATCCGACGTTTTCGTGCAGCTGCCTGACGTGGAGATGATATGAGAGCACTACTAACCCCTGAGATTGCCCCCCGCATGGGCGTTGTTCTTCTTCGCCCAGGCGCTGATCTCATGCCGATGTTCAGGAGAGGGCGGGTACTGATTGAGCCTGCACCGGAAAAATACAGTGACTACGCAACCGGCGCTATCCCTCCCGCCTCGCAGCCACTGGCAGAAGACCCGGTTTTGAAGCCAGTCTTCGAAAACAAAGATGTCATTCTGCGCGCGGGTGGTATCAGCTCGCTGGAGGCCGAGCTGGAGCGTCGTTTTAAATGCCAGTATCCGCACGGCTCGTGGCACAGCGAAAATTTTACGCTGTTCCGGCATGAGCCTGGCAGCATCCGTCTTTGCTGGGCCTGCGATAACCTGGTGCGTGATCAGTACACAGAGACGCTGGCAGGCATTGCGCGTGAGAACCTGGTATCCTGGCTGATAACGGTCATCCGCTCACAGCTGGGGTTCAACGAAGACCATCAACTGACGATCCCGGAGTTGTGCTGGTGGCTGGTGATAAACAATCTGGCGCACGTCATCCCTGAATCGCTGGCCCGTAAAGCCCTGCGATTGCCGGAAATAAAGCATCAACCAGTGATGAAGGAGAGCGATATTGTGCCGGAGCCAGCGGCGAGCGAAGTGGTGCAGAAAAAGATTCTCGGTCTTCGCGTAGATCCTGAAACGCCGGAATCATTCATGCTGCGACCAAAGCGCCGCCGCTGGGTAAACGAGAGCTGGACGCGCTGGGTTAAGTCTCAGCAGTGTGTCTGCTGTAACAAACAAGCAGATGATCCCCATCACCTGATAGGCCACGGACAAGGTGGAATGGGAACGAAAGCGCACGACCTGTTTGTGTTGCCGCTTTGCAGAGCGCATCACGACGAGTTGCACGCTGACACCGTGGCATTTGAGGAGAAGCACGGCTCACAGCTGGAGCTGCTGTTTCGATTTCTGGATCGTTCGCTGGCAATTGGCGTGCTGGCATAGTGGAGAACGCATAATGATTAACCCGTCCGAGGTTGGAAAAGCTGGTGAAATGGTCAGGCTGAAAACGCTGGAGGCCATCTGGATTCAGGGGAAGCTGCGCATGTGGGGCCGCTGGTCTTACATCGGCGGCGGTAGTGGCGGCAATATGTTTAACCAGTTACTGGCCTCCGGGAAGATAACCAAAACATCCATCAATGACGCTCTGCGCCGGATGAAGAAATCGGGTATCTCGAAGCCAGAGCTTGAGGCGTTCTTTCGTGAAATACTCGCGGGGAAAAATAAAAGCGGCCTGGCTTTTTGTACTGATGAGGAAGGATTGATAATTGATTCTGTGCTTAGTGCTCAGCTTGTGCGCTCCGGGAATAAAGCCCTCTATAAGCTAATCAAGGATCGGTATGTCTATCGCATGAGCAAGAAGGCAATGGCGAAAGAGCTAAACGAAAAGCATCCAGAATGGTGCTTGCGGACTTGTGAGAGCAGGATCGATGTTTGGCTAAATCTTGCAGAATCGATGCTATACGCACCAATGTGTGACGCATTTGGCACAAATGGCGACAGATTTTACTTGAATAGTTGCGCGGAAAGTGCTTGAATTGTGATAGGCTCGGGACGTTAAAGCGAACTGAGCAACTGAACAAAAAAGAAACCCGCCAATGAGCGGGTTTTTTTATTTTACTAACTGAGCAATCATTGATTGATAAGCACAATATGAACCATAAGCAAATATGAAGATGGAACCGGCGCCGCATATACAAGCTAAAGCATTTATTGTATGCCCGAGCCAAAGATAAAATTTTTTAGTTCCAAGATATGATGATGCGAAGCAGCACTGTGAGAAATAGGATAAGCCCGAACAAAGTCCGGCCAGAACGACTCCTCCACAGAAAAGATAGAGAGCTGATGCGATAGCAGACGCAGCTTCAACTGATGAATTCTTGTTCCAAATATTTCCTAAAAAAGCCAACAGAGCGATTGCTGCACCTCCATTCATTATTAAAAATGTTCTGCAAGCATTCGCACCAATACTGATAGCAGCTTTGAAAGACTCTATTTGAAAGCTATTTTCAATTTTCAATATTTCCAATTGGGTGGAGTTTTGATGCTTAATCCCTTCGAGAGTTAAAGCATTAGCCTCTGGCTGCTCTGTCACATCTATTTCTGAAAGATAGTGAAGTAAATTATCGACCGGGATGGTTTCTGAACCTTGTTGCTTTACATCACTTACATCTTTTTTGATCAATTCCAAAAGTTCTGAACTGGTCATTTTTTGCTCCAGTGTTAAATCAAACGTAAAGATCCTAAGTATACCCTTAGAAGTACATACGGGTATTCAAGTAAATAGAATTTATCTTTCCCCTCGATTGAGAGGACTCACAGCAAAAAGAGGGGGCTAAATGTCCGATCCTGTTTCTGGCACAACGGTAGCTGCTGGCGGGCTGATGGGGGCCAGTATGTTCGGCCTTGCAACTGGCATTGATTATGGCGTGGTATTTGGTGCTTTCGCTGGGGCAGTGTTCTATGTCGCAACGGCGGTAAATATCAGCCGCTTAAAGCTGGTGGGCTACTTCATAACTTCATTCATCTTCGGTGTGATTGGCGCTCCTCTGCTGGGGTCTTACTTCTCAAAGTGGACGGGGTACAGTGACAGGCCGCTTGATGCACTCGGTGCTGTAATCGTTGCAGCCATAGCCATTAAATTGCTGACGTTCGTTAACAGTCAGGATCTGGGTAGCCTGTTTGGGATTCTCTCTCGCTTACGTGGAGGAGGGACAAGCAATGGTAACAAGTGATCCGAGCGCAATCGTCAATGCGGTGATATGCGCTGTAATTGTTGGTGCGTTGATGTTCTACCGGCGCGACGGGTCAAGACACCGCCCCATGATATCGCTGATGGCTTACTTCACTGTGCTGGTTTATGCCAGCATCCCTTTCCGTTTCCTGTTTGGCTTGTACGAGTCATCCCACTGGCTGGTGGTACTGGCAAACATTCTTATCTGCGGCGCGGTTCTCTGGTTCAGGGGGAATGTGGCGCGGCTGGTTGATGCACTGAGGCACTAATGAATCAAACACAATTCCAGAAGGCGGCTGGTATCAGCGCCGGGTTAACTGCGCGCTGGTTTTCGCATATTACAGCTGCGATGAAAGAGTTTGGCATCACTTCCGCTATCGACCAGGCAATGTTCATTGCTCAATGCGGTCATGAAAGCCTTGGGTTTAACAGGGTAGTGGAGAATTTCAACTACAGCATCGCCGGGCTTGCTGATTTTGTTCGTTACGGCAGGTTAACGCAGGATCAGGCCAATTCCCTCGGGCGCAGCCAGTCGGAAACTGTGTTACCTCTGGAGCGCCAGCGGGCTATCGCCAATATTGTCTATAGCAAGCGGTTGGGTAACAACAGGGCAACTGATGGCTGGGTTTTCCGAGGGCGCGGACTTATTCAAATAACCGGACTTTCTAATTACCGGGACTGCAGCGTCGGGCTGAAGGTTGATCTGGTGGCACAGCCAGAATTACTGGAGCAGTCCTCCTGCGCGGCCCGCAGTGCAGCATGGTTCTATGTCACAAAAGGCTGCCTGAAATATCCGGGTGATCTTGTTCGGGTGACGCAGATTATCAACGGCGGGCAAAACGGGATTATTAACCGGCGCGCCCGCTTCCTGAAAGCAAAATCGGTGCTGGTGGGGTGATTATGGGAATCGAAGCTATCGCGGGGCTGGTGGTTGTCATCCTGGCTGCTATCGCTGGCGCGTTCGGCATTGGTCATGCTCGCGGGACCAGTAAGGCGGAAGCCAAAGCCGATCAGCAGCGTACCGAAGAGAACGCCGCTGCCACCGTCGCCGCGGCAAAACGTAAGGCGGAAGTTGTGAAAGGGGCCAGTGATGTACTGCAGACTGTTAACCATATGCCTGATGACGATGTTGATCGGGAGCTGCGCCAAAGATTTACCCGCCCCGGTAGTCGTTGATACGGCCTGCAGCTGGGTGAGGGTCATTTACCTGACTGACCACGATATCGATGTGCTGGATATGCAGACCAAGCGTGACATCCTGGTGCACAACAAATCTGTGCTGGCCAATTGCCCGCAATCAACCGACAGGGTTATGCGATGACCAAGGCAAAGAATACTGAATCTCGGCTGAGAAAACTTGAGAAAGGGCCAGACAAGAACATGCTGGCCGCTATGGATATAAAAGCTAAAGCTATTGCAGGTATTGTTTTGGCTCAGGCTCTGCGTCCTGTGAAGAGAAATTGATTACCTCTTTAAAAACATTCGCATAAGCAGCGTTCATTTTCTCTATGGTTTCGGCAGTAACATCGCGCGCTTGAGAAATATCGAAGTCATCCATCAATCTTTCTTCTGAAATGATTTTCATCGCACGAAGCAGAGAGTCTCTTTGTTCTTCAGGAAGGGTGTGAATGATAAAAGCAACGATGCTTCTTAGGGCACACATCCTAGCGTGAGCTTCATAAAAATGATCATTCATAGTTTCATACCTGTTCTGTTGGGTTTGGCGATTTAACAGTATCAGGCAGAAGTGACGACTGCCACTATGTGGCAATAGTTACACGTGATGTCTCGTAATAGCGGGGCGTTTGCTTATTGAGGAAATTAAATGTGTGAAACTAAACCCTAGGACGGCAGTACCGTAAAGGGGTATCGAAAACTAGGCCTGAATGAAAAGGGCGATTATCGCCCTTTTCATTCAACCCCTGGCATCCCTGCCATCTTCATCTTCAGATACTCGAAACCGCCAGTATTTCCCGGGTTTTACCCAAACTACAGTTTTCTCATTGAGCTTTCTAAACGCATTAAGAACATTTTTGGCTAGGGATAAATTTCCATCAGCGTTCTCTATTAGAAACTCTTCATGATTTTGTTTAACCAGGTAGTCGACGACATCCTCTTGGTACAGGCAACCTTCAAAAGCCAGTTTTGCTTGCATCCAGTTGGCAATTTCTGATGTGGTCACTATTTAACCTCGATCAGTGATGGCTCACGGAATCTGCCTTCTTCCAGTTTTTTACCGGCAAACCATTGACAAGTATAATATCCAGTAAAACGATACTGTCCTGAAGTTACAAAATCCCGATCTATGGCATAGACACTCATAACAGGGCCACCTGCATTCAGTTGAACTTTACTACCAATATCAAACTTAGGCGCATCGCCTACCCAAATTACCTTACTCATATCGAACCCTCATCGTGTGCAAACTCATTGAATGGGGATCATGACAGTAAAAATCAATAAGTAAACGAGATGATTACCAAAAATGGTGAGCGGTAACCCTATTCTGGAGTCAACCACCGTCAAGAACATGGGCGCGGCCTCTGCGAAGGTGTGACTGGTATTACAGGAGTCCTTCAGCGAGGGGCTTCGATAATGCTCCCCACATCGCACAGAGGTAACACATGGTAGAGATCACACCTGCAGAACAGATTCGACTGAATCTGCTTTCCACCCTGAACTACGACACCGCAGCCGCTGCTAAGGCTATTGAGTTCGTCCAGGATAGCCCGCTCAAATATCAGCTGTTCATCCAGCAGTACAACCGCGTGGTAACTGAAACTGAAGTGGTGGCACGGACTATCAAAGCGCTTCAGGAGTCGACCGAAGCGCTAGCGCTGTTTGATACCAGCGCAGGGCTGGCGAGTTAAGGCATTACAGAGTCACTTTAAGAGGTGGCTCGATAATGCTTTATTCGGATAAATCATCGCGGTAATCTAAAACCTCCATAACAAAAGGAGGTTGTAATGTTAGAGAGCTATTTCGATCAAGTAGCAAAAGACCATGCAGAGGCAATCAAGCTGAACCAGAGACTTCTTGCTGTTCAGGCGGCGCTGGAAATTGCCAAAGCTTCTGTTTCTTCGACAACAGCAATGGGTGGGGTAAAGTCTGGTTACGATTTAGAAAACGTGACTAAGAAAATAGGTGCATTGGCTGATGCTATTCAAAGTGCTCTTGAAAAATAATCAAGAATCTTACGATTAAATCATCCCAAATTGTTAATTAATATTTAAAAAAAGCCGCATGCGAACGCCTGCGGTTTTTTTTATCATGTTTATGGGGAACATATGCCTGCACTAATTCCACGTGCTTGCCGTAAGCGTGGATGCCCTGGTACAACCACGGACCGCTCAGGCTACTGCGAAAAGCATCGCAATGAAGGCTGGAAACAGCATCAACAGGGAAAGAGTCGACACGAGCGTGGCTACGGTAGTCAGTGGGATATCAGGCGTGCGCGCATCCTGAAACGCGACAACCATTTGTGCCAGAACTGCCTTCGCAGCGGGCGAGCTGTCGCAGCAAAGACGGTTGACCACATCAAGGCCAAGGCTCACGGGGGTACCGATGACGATTCGAACCTCGAAAGCCTGTGCTGGCCCTGCCATCAGACGAAAACCGGCCGCGAACGACTCAAGTGATATCGATTCTCATTTGAGGCGAGGCAGAGGGGGGGGCGGGGTCAAATCCCTGACGGCAAAGGCCCAAAGGACCGCCGCCTAGCCTTTTTTCACACCGCCGCAGGTTAGAAACTTTTTTTTGGGGTCCCCCATCCGATGATTAATAGGAGTTTTCGATTATGTCTGGACCGCCGAAAACCCCGACACATCTACGTTTGGTGAGGGGTAACCCATCTAAGCGAGCGATCAACAAAAACGAACCAGAGCCACCCAAAGGGGTACCCCCAACACCGAAGCATTTCGACAAGCAGGGGAAGTACTGGTTTAAGCGGATTGCTGAGGAACTGGACGCTATCGGCGTTATGTCCCAGCTTGACGCGCGGGCGCTTGAATTGCTCGTTGAAGCCTATACAGAATACCGCCATCACTGTGAAACCCTTGATCGTGAGGGATATACCTACGCGGTTTACAGCGAGGATGATCCTGATGAAGGGAAAGAACGTGAAATCAGAATGATTAAGCCTCACCCGGCGGCAATGATGAAAGCAGATGCATGGAAACGTATGCGTGCAATGCTGGGCGAGTTCGGCATGACTCCTTCAAGCCGGTCGAAAGTCAACCGAGAAACGACACCTGACGATGACCTGATCAGCAAATTCCTTAATTCGAGAGACTAATGGCTAAAGTTGCAGATGGCATACGCTACGCTGAGCGCGTCGTGGCGGGAAATATCATTGCCTGCGAATTTGTTCGCCTCGCTTGCCAGCGCTTCCTTGATGATCTGAAATTCGGCGAGGAACGTGGCGTTTACTTCAGTGAACCGCGTGCGCAGCATATTCTAAATTTTTATAAGTTTGTGCCTCACGTTAAAGGCGCTCTTGCTGGTCAGCCGATTGAATTAATGGACTGGCATATTTTCATTCTGATAAACATCTTCGGTTTTGTTATTCCGCTGGTGAATGAAGAAACCGGCGAAATAGTGCTGCGCAATGACGGCAGTGGAAGGCCGGTAATGGTTCGCCGCTTCCGGACCGCCTATAACGAAGTTGCGCGTAAAAACGCTAAGTCAACCCTGTCTTCTGGCGTTGGCCTGTATATGACCGGCGCTGACAGTGAGGGTGGTGCAGAAGTCTATTCCGCCGCGACGACGAGAGACCAGGCACGGATCGTGTTTGAAGATGCAAAAAACATGGTCAAAAAGGCCAAGCCAACGTTGGGTAAGCTGTTTGAGTTCAATAAACTCGCTATTTACCAGGAGCAAACCGCCTCTAAATTTGAGCCGCTGTCTTCCGATGCAAATAACCTTGATGGCCTGAATATCCATTGCGCCATTATTGACGAGTTGCACGCGCATAAAACGCGTGATGTGTGGGACGTTCTGGAGACTGCAACGGGGGCCCGTCTGCAATCTTTGCTGTTTGGCATCACCACAGCGGGTTTCAACAAAGAGGGTATTTGTTACGAACAGCGTGATTACGCCATCAAAGTATTACGTGGCTACAACAGCGACGTTGAAGGCGCGGTAAAGGATGACACCTATTTTGCCATTATCTTTACCCTCGATAAGGATGATGATCCCTTTGATGAAACGGTATGGCAGAAGGCAAATCCCGGACTCGGTATCTGCAAGCGCTGGGACGACCTACGCCGCCTGGCTAAGAAAGCGAAAGAGCAGGTTTCCGCCAGGGTTAACTTTTTCACCAAACACATGAATATCTGGGTAACGGCTGAGTCTGCCTGGATGGACATGATGAAATGGGAGAAATGCGAGTATATAGCTCCCCGGCATGAGCTTAAAACCTACCCCATGTGGGCTGGCGTTGACCTGGCGCATAAAATTGATATTTGCGCAGCCGTAAAGCTCTGGCGTGCTGATAATGGACACGCCCATGCTGACTTTAAATTCTGGCTACCTGAAGGACGGCTGGAAAAATGTTCTGCACAGATGGCGCAGATGTATCGCAAATGGGCCGAGCTGGGAAAACTTGAGCTTACCGATGGTGATGTTATCGATCATGCCCAGATAAAAGCGGATTTCCTTGAATGGATTAACGGCGAGAACCTGAAAGAAACCGGATTCGACCCGTGGAGTGCGACGCAGTTCAGCCTGGCGCTGGCAGAAGAAGGCGTGCCGCTGGTGGAGGTCCCTCAAACCGTCAGAAACTTTTCTGAATCCATGAAAGAGGTTGAATCGCTGGTCTACGGAGGGCGTTTCCACCACAGCAATCACCCGGTAATGAACTGGATGATGTCAAACGTTACCGTTAAGCCGGATAAAAATGACAACATTTTCCCTAACAAATCCACGCCGGAAGCCAAAATAGACGGCCCCGCTGCGCTATTTACCGCAATGAGTCGAATGCTGGTTAATGGCGGGGAACCTGAGGCGAGCCTTTCTGATCACCTGGAAAGTTACGGCGTCCGTTCACTTTAAAGAGGCGCTTATGATCCTGATGATTCTTGCCCCGCTGATCGGGGTGATTGGTGCTGCTTTGTTTTCATATGGCGCATGGCTGATATTCCCGCCCGCAGGATTTATTACTGCTGGTGTTCTGTGTCTGTTCTGGTCATGGGCAGTATCAAAATATTTGTCCGCGCCACGTAATGTTCAAAACGAAGGCGGTGACTGATGTTCTTTCCCGGATTGTTTCAAAAATCTAATACTCCGGTGACCACACCTGCAGAGTTAGCGGAAGCCGTAGGGATGACTTACGACACCTATACCGGAAAGCGCGTCAGCAGCCAGAAAGCGATGCGTCTTACAGCGGTGTTTGGTTGTATCAGGGTGCTGGCTGAGTCAATGGGAATGCTTCCCTGCAACCTGTACAAGGTCACTGGCAACAGCAAGCAAAAAGCGACCTCTGAAAGGCTGCATAAATTACTGACCATGAAGCCAAATGACTATATGACCCCTCAGGAGTTCTGGGAGCTGGTCATTGTGTGTCTTTGCCTGCGCGGTAATTTTTATGCCTACAAGGTCAAAGCGCTGGGTGAGGTGGTCGAGCTTTTACCCATTGATCCGGGCTGCGTTGACCCTAAGCTTAACAGTCAGTGGCAACCGGTGTATCAGGTCACTTTCCCTGATGGTTCGACGGATGTGTTGGGTCAGGATGATATCTGGCACGTCCGAACACTGACCTTTGACGGGCTGGTTGGTCTGAACCCAATTGCATACGCCAGAGAGGCAATTTCTCTGGGTATGGCGACTGAAGAGCACGGGGCAAGACTGTTCTCAAATGGCGCGGTCACTTCTGGCGTTCTCCGTACTGAGCAATCGTTGACCGACGCTGCCTATGACAGGTTGAAGAAAGATTTTGAGGATCGTCACCTCGGGCTCAGCAATGCGCATCGTCCGATGATTCTCGAAATGGGTCTCGACTGGAAGTCGATGGCGCTCAATGCCGAGGACAGTCAGTTTCTTGAGACCAGAAAATTCCAGCTGGAGGAGATTTGCCGACTGTTCAGGGTGCCGATGCACATGGTGCAGAACACCGACCGCGCCACCTTCAGCAATATCGAAAACCTTGGCATTGGCTTCATTAACTATTCACTCGTTCCGTATATGACCCGTATTGAGCAGCGAATCAACGTGGGGCTGGTGAAGGAATCGAAGCAGGGTACCTATTATGCCAAGTTTAATGCCGGTGCTTTGCTGCGTGGGGATATGAAATCCAGATTTGAATCGTATTCAACCGGTATTAACTGGGGCATTTACTCACCAAACGACTGCCGTGAACTGGAAGATATGAACCCACGCTCTGGCGGTGACATTTATCTGACGCCGATGAATATGACGACCAAGCCGTCTGACAGCAATAAGAGCAAAACAACCGAGGAACAACATGATGCCGATGACTAAACAGCGGCTGGATATTCCGCTGAAGCTAAAGTCTGTCAGCGACAGCGGGGAGTTTGAAGGCTATGGCTCTGTGTTTGGCGTTAAGGACAGTTACGACGATGTCGTTGTTCCCGGCGCTTTCAGTAAATCACTTCAGTCATGGCGGGAGAAAAACGCACTTCCGGCCATGCTCTGGCAGCATCAGATGGATGAACCTATCGGGGTTTATACCGAAATGAAAGAGGATGACGTCGGCTTATATGTCAAAGGCCGGTTACTCATTGATGATGATCCTCTTTCAAAGCGAGCGCATGCCCACATGAAGGCCGGTTCTTTAACCGGCCTTTCTATTGGTTACATGCTCAAAGACTGGGAATACGACCGCGAGAAAGGCGTGTTTCTCCTCAAGGAGATCGACCTTTGGGAGGTCAGCCCCGTAACGTTTCCGTCGAATGACGAGGCTCGGGTCAGCGATGTTAAAAGCGCGTTTGCCCGTGGCGAAACACCATCCCAGAAAAGTATTGAACGGGTCCTGCGCGATGTTGGGCTCTCCCGCACCCAGGCCAAAGCATTCATGGCCGGGGGCTATGGCAACCTCTCTCAGCGTGACGCTGATGGTGTAGATGCCGCACTGGATGCATTGAAAAACATCAAATTTTAATCAGGAGTTGAATTATGGCAGTCGAAATTAAAGACGTTGAGCAGGTCGCGCAGGATTTGCAGCAAAAATTCGATGATTTTAAAGCGAAAAATGATAAACGCATTGACGCTATCGAAGCTGAAAAAGGCAAGCTGGCCGGAGAAGTTGAAACACTTAACGGCAAGCTGACCGAGCTGGATCAGCTTAAAACCGCGCTGGAGGATGAGCTTAAACAGGTTAAGCGTCCCGCTGGCGGTACTCAAAGCAAGGCCGCAACCGAGCACAAAACCGCTTTCATCGACTTTATGCGCAAGGGTAAGGATGACGGACTGCGTGATCTGGAGCGTAAAGCCCTGCAGGTTGGCGTGGATGAAGACGGCGGATATGCTGTCCCGGAAGAGCTGGACCGCACCATTCTTAATCTTCTGAAAGATGAAGTAGTGATGCGCCAGGAGGCCACAACTATCACTGTTGGCGGTGCCAACTATAAAAAGCTGGTTAACCTTGGCGGCACTGCTTCCGGCTGGGTCGGTGAAACCGATCTCCGTCCAGCTACTGATGCGTCTAAACTCGCTCAGATTGAACCGTTCATGGGTGAAATCTACGGAAACCCTCAGGCAACCCAAACGATGCTGGATGATGCCTTCTTCAATGTAGAGGACTGGATCAACAGCGAACTCGCGGTTGAGTTCTCCGAACAGGAAGAAATCGCTTTCACCAGCGGCAACGGTACGAAAAAACCGAAAGGCTTCCTGGCCTACGCCTCCACTCTGGATGACGATAAAACCCGTGCCTTTGGCACGCTGCAGCACATTCTTTCCGGTGCGGCGGCTGGTGTGACTGCAGATGCGATTATCAAACTGGTCTACACCCTGCGCAAGGTGCACCGCAACGGCGCTAAGTTCATGATGAATAACAACAGCCTGTTTGCCGTTCGCATTCTGAAGGACTCCGAGGGTAACTATCTCTGGCGTCCGGGCCTTGAGCTGGGCCAGCCTTCTTCTCTGGCAGGTTATGGCGTTGCTGAGAATGAGCAAATGCCGGATATCGCAGCTGATGCGAAAGCCATTGCGTTCGGTAACTTTAAACGCGGCTATACCATCGTTGATCGCATTGGTACCCGCGTCCTCCGCGACCCGTATACCAACAAACCATTCGTTGGTTTCTACACCACCAAACGTACTGGCGGAATGCTGGCCGATTCTCAGGCCATTAAACTGCTGCAGATCGGTGCTGGCGCATAATCTGATGGGGCTTCGGCCCCATTCTTATGGAGGTCATGATGCTGCTGAAAAAAGACCTGAAATGGTCACCTGATGGCATTCAGATCATAAATATTCCCGCCGGTGAATATGAGGCTGGCTCACTTCCTGAACGTGCTCTTGAGGTTGCTGCCCAGGTGGGGATTCTCGACGGGACTAAACAGCCTGAAATTGAAACACCAGTTAAGCCTAAAACCAGCAATAAGCGGGGTGAGGGAAAATGAAGCCCTCTGTAGAAGAGCTTCGTTACCAGTGCCGTATCGACAGCGATGATGACACAGAGGATGCGATGTTAACGCTCTACCTCAACGCCTCTCTGAAGCATGCGGAAAAAATCATTAATTGCCGTCTTTATGATAACGCTGTTCCAGACGACGACCCTGACGGGTTGGTAATCGAGGACGATATCAAACTGGCCCTGATGCTGTTGGTTTCGCACTGGTATGAAAATAGGGAGCCTGTTAGTAGTGACAGCGTTAACTCTATTCCGTTCGGTGTTGATGCAATTCTGAAACAACATCGCAAAATTCCTGGGACTTGAGGTTACAAATGGCCTGTGAAGGGTGCCGCCGTCGACGTGAATGGTTAAAAAAGTGGACGAAAATAGCCTATGAACGAGCAACTGGTAAACGCGCTGATAGCAGCGCTGAAAGAACAAACAGCAGCACAGAGAGAGCAGACGGAAGCGATAAACCGCCTGGCTGAGTCTAACATCGCCCTGTCCGATGTAATTATCCAGTCCCTTGCCGGCGATCTCGATGAGGCGCCAGAGCAGCAAACCTATCTGAGCGGGAAACCCAGGGGGTGATATGCAGGCCGGGAAATTGCGTCACAGGATCACCCTGCAGGAGCCGGTAAAAGAACAGAACCCGACAACGGGAGCCGTGATTAATACCTGGCGCGATGTCGCAACCCTTTGGGCCGAAGTCGCTGCTTTATCCGCACGTGAGTTTATCGCCGCCCAGGCTTCTCAGGGCGAGGTTACCACACGGATAACGATTCGTTACCGTGAGGGCGTCACCCGCAAATATCGGATCCTGTTTCGTGGCCGCATCTACAACATTGAGGGCGTTTTACCTGACCCCCGGAGCGGCAGGGAATACCTGACACTGCCATGTTCAGAGGGGGCTAACGATGGCTGATGGCGTAGAAGTAAACCTGACTGGCCTCGATTCCGTCCTGGGGAAACTGGATGCCGTCTCACAGGTCACTCGCGATAAATCCGGTCGTGCAGCGCTGCGTAAAGCGGCAAACGTCATCAGGGACAGAGCGCGCAATAATGCCGCGCGGGTTGATGACCCTCTCACCAAAGAGGCTATCTACAAAAACATTGTGGTCAGCTTCAGCAGCAAGGCGTTTCGCAGAACCGGCGATCCAACGTTTCGTGTCGGGGTGATGGGCGGCGCCAGGCAATACGCCAATACAAAGGGCAACGTCCGAAAAGGCAGGGCGGGTAAAAGTTATAACACTGCCGGAGATAAAGGTAATCCCGGCGGGGATACCTGGTACTGGCGATTCCTGGAGTTCGGCACAGAACATGCTGCAGCGAGGCCAATAATTAGGCCTGCACTGAATGGGGTCGATGCCGATGTGATAAACGTTTTTGCTTTGGAGCTGGAAAAGTCCATTGATCGCGCTGTGCGTCGAGCAGCTAAAAAGGGGGCTCCGGTATGATTGCTCCAATATTTGCAGTTTGCGCAGCCAGCCAGGCAGTCAGGGATTTGTTAGGCTCTAATCCCGTGCGGCTTTATCCGTTCGGTATGCAGGACGATAATATCGTTTACCCCTATGCAGTCTGGCAAAACATAGGCGGCTCACCTGAAAATTATCTGAACCAGCGGCCAGATGCAGATCACTATTCTCTGCAGGTTGATGTCTATGGTGATACTGACACCGACGTGATCGCCACTGCCCGTGCTTTACGCGACGCGATTGAGGGCAAGGCCTATATCACCCGATGGGGTGAACAAAGCCGCGATCCTGAAACAATGCGATACCGCTTTTCCTTCGATGTTGACTGGATAACGCCCAGATAACCAACAACCCCAAACTGACCCGCCTTGTGCGGGTTTTTCTTTTATGGAGACAAAATATGTCTGTATTAACGCAAGGCACGCAATTTTTTGTGCTCAAGTCTGGCGTGGTCAGCGAGGTTGAATGCATCACCAGTTTCAACCCCGGCGGCAACCCTGCCGATCAGATTGAAGATACCTGTCTGAGTGAGCGGGATTCCAGAACCTACAAAAAGGGGCTTAAAACGCCTGCGGCCGCAACCGTCGGGCTCAACGCTGATCCGACGAACGCCAGCCACATTATGTTGCATGGCCTCGCTGAAGCGAATGACCAGACGCCGTTAACTTTCGCGGTTGGCTGGTCAGATGGAACCAGTGTCCCGACAGCCGCCGCTTCTGGCGCTGAGGATGCTGTTGATGGTCTGGTGCTGCCATCGGATCGCACCTGGTTCATTTTCCAGGGTTACGTTTCCGACTTCCCGTTTGATTTCCAGGGTAATGCTGTTGTGACGACCTCCGCCACGATCCAGCGGTCTGGCTCTTCCGTATGGGTGCCAAAGGCCGCAGCGTAATTAATATGCCCGGTTATCCGGGCTTTTCTATTCAGGAGCTGAAATGCAACTTACTCTCGATACGTTAAAAGAAACCGGTGCTTTTACCGGGCGTCCCGTGGAAAAAGAAATTAAGTGGAAAGGCCGTGACGGGAAAGAGCATATCGCAACCGTCTATGTGCGCCCGATGGGCTACCACACCACTAAAGCTGAACTGCTGGCGTACAACGGGAAATCGGACCCGATTGCTGAGCGCATTGCGGCGCATATTTGCGATCAGGACGGTGCTGCGGTGTTTACCGCGGCTGACATTCTTGGAACCGCTACCCCGGATCGTGGGGCGCTGGATGGCCCGATCGTTATGGCCCTCCTGGCTGCAATTCATGATGTAAACGAACTGGGAAAGACTACGAGCTAACCGGCGAGGATGAATTCTGGTGCGAACTGGTGATGAACGGCATCGGCGGCCGCACCATCGCAGAGGCTCAGGAGCGGATGAGTCGCAGGGAATTTCTGGTTTGGCTCAAGTACCGTGAGAAGTACGGACCGCTCAATATCATGATGCGTACCGAGTGGGGGGCTTCGCTGGTGGCTTCTGTCCTGGCTAACATCAATAAGGCAAAGAACACGCCGCCGTTCAAGGTAAGTGACTTTGCACCGCACATCAACGAAGCGCCATTATCTCTGGAAGAGGCCATGAAAGCCTGGGACTAATTATTGTTTTTGCCTTTAAAAAAATCCTGCTACCCTTTTGGTAACTATTATCACGAGGGAATGATATGAAGAGTTCAGGGCAGCTGTTATCGCTGGCAGGTATAATTCTCGCGGTGTACTCATTGTTCTTTATGGATGTGAGTGTTGAGGTTGGCGATGGTACAAGAGTTAATAATATTGGGCTAATGGCTCAACAGCAAAACTATTTATTAGTTGCGGTTGTTCTTTTTCTTGCTGGTATCTTCATTTCTTTCTCAGGGAGAAAGAAGTCATTACAAGAGGTAGATTTTACTAAAATAGAATCTTTCTCATCAGATGACTTTGTTTCTTTGAAAGATGGTGAACCATGCCTTAATATATTGGCTGTAGACAATCTTGCAATTATGTTTTTAAAAAAACATGGCTCAAACAGTGTAAATGATATCCTTTTTATGAATATGCCTTTAATCGATAGGTTAGAACAAGGTCTCCCTGAATCACTAAGGAAAGATTTTAAATCTACCCTTAAAAAGAGGTTAAAGGACAATTGTTAAAATAACGCCCGCTAAAAGCGGGCTTTTTTTCACTTGGAGAATTTATGGCTGGCAAGTCACTGGGAACTCTGACTATCGACTTGGTTGCAAAAGTTGGTGGGTTTGTTTCAGGGATGGATAAAGCTGAGCGCGCATCGGCCAAGTGGAGTAAGCAGGTACAAGATGATGTGGCAAAATCCAGTGCTGCACTAGCAGGTATAGGGGCGGCAGCTATTGCAGCTGGGCTGGCTGTTGGCGCATCCGGATTTCAATTACTGAAATCCACATCTAGGCAAATAGCAGAAACTGACCGCTGGGCTAAATCATTACAATTATCTACCCAGGAACTTCTTGCTTGGCAGTTTGCAGCTGAGAAGGCTGGTGTCTCCGGTGACCAAATGGCTGATATCTTCAAGGATATTGGTGATAAGATTGGTGACGCGGTATTAAATAAATCAGGTGAAGCTGTTGATGCGCTCAACGCTCTTGGATTATCTGCGGAAAAACTATCAAAAGTCAGTCCAGATAAACAATTGCTCGCTATCGGTGAATCTTTGGGGAAAATTAGTACTAATGCCGAGAAGACCACCATTCTTGAAAGTTTGGGTAACGACCTTTCAAAATTGCTTCCTTTGTTTGATAACAATAACCAAAAACTCAAACAGTTTATTGACCTTGCTAAAGATTATGGTGTTGCTCCTGATCCATCCTCTATTGATGATTTAGTAAAGGTTAATCAACTTTTTGAAGATATGGAGGCTCAGGTTGCAGGGCTCAAAATTGAGATTGCGGCCGGATTGGCAAAAGTTGATCTAACTCCTTTGCAGGGTTCACTTGATAAGCTTCATGACGTACTGACTGACCCCTTGGTTCTTCAAGGTATTTCTGATCTTGTATCGGAAGTCGCTCAACTTGCTGGATGGCTTGTAAAAGCAGCTGCAGGAGCGGGTCAACTAGCAGCCAGCACAGGAAACCGTTTTGCGGCGCTTAGTGGTAAGATCGACCTAACAAATATAGACCAAGTTAATGAGCGTATTGAATATCTGCAAAAAATCCTTGAAGGGAAAAAAGGTTTCTACTCTCAAAGTGAGTCAATGTTTGGTTGGATTACAGGTGTAGATGACAGCGCTAAAGCACTAAACGATGAACTGCAATCCCTTATAGAAACTAGAGATAAATTCTCTAAAGCTAGCAAATCGGTGCTACCCCTTCAGGTAGCCACTGTGGGAACGGACAATCCATTTTCTTTACCTCCTGGTGGTACGAACGGAAAACCTGTTAAAACACCAACAAGTAAAACAGAAAATGCTTTTAACAGCAGATTGCTTGATCTACAAAAACAAGCTGCTCTCATTGAAACTACTGGTAAAAAAACAGCTGAGGTTACAGAACTCGAAAAAATTAATTTTGATATTACCAGTGGCAATCTTAAAAAATTGTCAGAAGCTCAAAAAGAGCAGCTTCGCACTGCTGCAAAGGCCCTAGACTCCAAAAAGGAAGAGCTTAGGCTTAATCAGGAAAATGCCAGGGTTGCTGAATATGTTTCCGGTTTAGAAAAGCAGAATAAGTTAGTACGACAGGGATTTGATAATCAAATTGTTGGCCGTTATTCTGGAAGTCGTGAGCGTTCACGCATGCAGGATAATAATGATATACAGCAGGACTTTGCCTCGCGACAGGATGACTTATTAAATCAGCTCCAGTCTGGAGATATAGACCAAAGTCTTTACGATAAAAAGAAAGAAGCATTACAGAATTCTCTTGATGAGAGACTTAAGATACAGGAGGAATATTATAAAAAGCAGGATGAGTTACAAAATGATGGTGCTGCTGGTTTTATATCCGGGCTAGCAACGCAAATAGAAGCATCAATGGATTTATATACCAACATGCAACAGGTTGGTGCACAGGCATTTAGCACCTTAACGGATATGATTATTAACTGGGCAGAAACCGGAAAGTTAAATGTTAAAGATTTTGCTGCGACGTTTCTGCAATCTGTTGGTAGCACACTTCTTTCTTATGCTGCTGCCCAAGTTGCAATGGCGGGTCTGCAGGCCTTTACAGCAATGATCGGCGTGCCGTTTGTAGGCCCCGAAATAGCAGGACCGGCAGCAATAGCCGCAACTGCGGCGGCTGGAGTGCTGGCGATAGGAGTCGGTACAGCCCTTCAGGGCCAAGCTCACGACGGTATCGACTCTGTACCCGAAACAGGAACCTGGCTCCTGCAGAAAGGTGAGCGCGTTACGACAGCTAAAACCAGCGCCAAACTGGATGCCACTCTGGATCGAGTAGCAAACCAGTCAACAGGCGGCGGCGCGATTTATTCGCCCACCATCAATATCCCCATCAATGGTAACCCCTCAGATGCAACTTTGGCGCTTGTTCGTAAAGCTGCAGATGAGGGGGCTGAAAAGGGGTACCGGAAGGCGGTTAACTCAGTCGCAAGCGGTCAGGGTGATTTACATAAGGCTCTGATGGGGAAAACTACCTCGGGGAGGAAAATTAGCTGATGGCTATCACCACAACGCTTTATTACCCCTCCGCTTACCTGCCTGGACCGCTTAAAGAGAGCTTTGGTTTAACTCCTGTATCTCCTCTGAAACGGACTCAGATGGTAACTGGCCGGGCACGACAGCGGCGTGCCTATACTTCGACACCAACCCAAACAGATCTGACCTGGATTTTTTCTGACGCCCAGGCCCAGGCCTTTGAGGCGTGGTTTCGGGATGAGTTATCAGATGGGGCTGCGTGGTTCAACATACCGTTATTAACGCCTGTAGGGCTGAAAAATTACGTGTGTCGTTTCACGGATATTTATAAAGGCCCGACGCCAGAAGGCGGATTTTACTGGAGATATACCGCGCCAGTAGAACTCTGGGAGCGCCCATTGCCGCCGTCTGGATGGGGGCATTACCCGGAATGGATCGTTGGCAGCTCACTGCTGGATATTGCGCTGAACAAGGAGTGGCCAAAGCATGACGCAGATTAAACGCCTCTACGCCAGCAGCGGGCCGGAGGTGATCATTGAAACGCTGCAGATCACCGTTGGCTCAGATATTCACTACCTGTGCCAGGGCTACGAGGATATTACGGCGACGACGGAGAACGGCGATACCGTAACGTTTTCAGCCTGTGCGATAGACATTGCGCTGCCGGCGCGCAATGCGGACGGCACGCAGGACCTCAAATTTGCCCTGTGCAATATCGATGGTGTTGTGTCCACGGCGATCCGCAATGCCCTGGCTAACAAATTGCCTGCATGGCTGACGTACCGGAGTTATATCTCCACGGATTTAGCAGCCCCTGCGGAAGTGCCGTATACGCTGAAAATCAAGTCGGGCTCCTGGACGGCGACAGAGGTGCAGATCACCGCGGGCTATATGAATATTCTTGATACAGCCTGGCCACGTAACCGCTACACACTTAATAATTTTCCCGCTCTGCGTTACATGAGTTGAGGTTTCTCCATGTTTAATCCTGATAAATACCGTTCAGTCACCTGGCTGAAGGGCGGCAGAGTGCATCCGCAGCTCGACTGCTTCGGCATTGTGAACGAGATACGCCGCGATCTGAATTTACCCGTCTGGCCCGATTTTGCAGGGGTCACCAAAGACGACGGCGGCCTCGACCGGGAAGCGCGCAGGATGATGCTTACCCTTGAGCGCTGCGAACCCTGCGAAGGGGCTGGCGTGGCCTGCTATTCCGGGTCGACCGTCACCCATGTGGGGATCGTTGTCAGTATCGGTGGCCTGCTGCATGTGGCGGAATGTAATCCGGGAACGAACGTCACCTTCCTGCCGTTGCCGCGGTTTAAGCGCCGATTTGTCAAAGTGGAGTTCTGGCAATGACCATTCGTTTTTATCCGTCCCGGCTTCCCGGTGAACCACTCGAAACGCATGAGCATGGTGTAAGCAGTATTCGCAACTGGCTGGTGGCAAATGTTGAAGGCTACGAGGATCGGGATGTCCCACCGCTGACCGTTGAGGTTGAGGGGCTGTCAATTCCGCCTGGCGAGTGGGCTAAGTGTGTGATTCGCCCTGATAGTGATGTCAGGCTTTATCCGGTTCCCTTCGGGCTGGAGGCCGCCACAATCGCGTGGATCGGCGTCGGTATCTCCGTTGCCGCTGCAGCCTATTCGCTTTTTATGATGAGCACCATCGATACGGGCGGCTATACCTCATCCACAGGGCGCAGTCTCGACCTGAACCCGGCGCGGGCCAACACCGCAAAACTCGGTGATGCCATTCGTGAGGTGTTTGGCCGGGTGCGTATCTACCCAGATTATGTGGTGCAGCCGGTTACCCGGTTTGATGCCGCCGATCCTACGAAAATGCGCGTCCAGATGCTGCTATGCCCCGGTGTCGGTGATCTGATTTATACCAATGGCGATATCCGGGTAGGCAGCACTCCTGCATCGACGCTGCCTGGTTTCAGCAGCACCCATTACCCACCAGGCGCGGACGTTTCCGGTGATGAGCGCAGTGAAAACTGGGTCAACAGTACGGAGGTCGGAGGGACATCATCCGGCACCGGGCTGGATATGGCCCAGACGTCGCCGGACGCAGATGACATTATCGCAGACAGCATGACCGTATCCGGTTCGAGCGTAACGTTTACCGGGCTGGACACGGATGACGGCGATGACGACGACGAGAACGAAAACGCGCTACCGCCCAGCTGGGTCGCTGGCGCAGTGGTCGAACTGAAAGCCCCGGCTAACTACCAGATCACTTCGGCGGCTGGATACAGTGTTATCGCCAGCCCGCTGCTGACGGAGATCGCGCCGGTAGTAGGTATGCCGGTGACCCTGGGGTTTAACTCTGTCGATTACGATCTGTTTATCGCGTCATATACCCCCGGTCAGGCTGCAGTGCCAGGCACCGGGGGGAGTGCGGCAAAAGTCCAGGCCAGTTCGGCCCCGACCACCTACGACTTTTCGACCAGCTCCAGCACGTTCACGATCACCTGGCAGGGGGTTACCTACCCGGTGTCGCTGGTGGCTAACTACGTCTCGATGTCGGGACTGCTGGCGGCCATTACCGAGGGACTCACTGGCTCCGGCCTTGTTGCGCAGGACAACGGCGGAACTGTACTGATAACCGAATCGGCCAGTCCGTTCGCGGGTGGGGCGATCACGTCCTCTGCGCTGCCTGCAGCTGTTTTCGGTGATGCCCCGGTTTACACCTCCGGCACGGCATCAACCGGCGGCAGCCCGGCGGTAACGGCGAATGTGACGCTTGCCTATAACAGCGCCACGGGAACGGCCTTTTCCGGCATGCCAGAGGGGGTGCAACGGCTTTCACTTGCTCACCGCGGGAATGAGTACCGGATTGTCTCGGCCGACGGCACAACGGCGACAGTGGCGCGCCTGGTTAATGGTGCCGTTGATGAGTCATGGCCGGGATTCACCGCCCGGACGATGATCGACTATGAGGCTTCTGGCCTTAACGACACGCTGAGCTGGCTGGGGCCGTTCCTCGTATGCCCTGAAAATGAAGTGGTGGATGCGTTCGAGGTGAATTTCTCCTTCCCGAACGGCATCTGTGGCTTCGACAGTAAGGGGAAAAAGCGGCTCCGGCATGTTGAGTGGGAGATTCAGTATCGCGTCTACGGTTCCGGATCGGGGTGGGTGAGTCACCAGGGCGAGTATGCGCTTAAAAACGTCAACGGGCTGGGATTCACTGAGCGGATCACCCTCAGCCTTCCGGGGCTGGTAGAAGTTCGCTGCCGTCGGCGCAATGAGCAGGGCTCAAACAACGCCAGGGATTCGATGTACTGGCAGGCACTGCGCGGGCGACTGCTGACGCGCCCTTCATCCTATCCCGGCGTGTCGCTGATGGCGGTGACCGTTGAGACGGGCGGGAAGCTGGCGGCGCAATCAGACCGTCGCGTTAACGTTGTGGCCACGCGCGCCTATGACTCAGGAACGGCCAGAACCATTTCGGGGGCGCTGCTGCATGTTGGAAACTCGCTGGGGCTGGAGATGGATGCCGACACCATCAACGCGCTGGAGTCTGCGTACTGGACGCCACGGGGAGAGTATTTCGATTTCGCTACCGGCGACAGTATCTCAGCGCTGGAAATGCTGCAGAAGATAGCCAATGCCGGGAAGTCCCGCTTCCTGTTGAGCGATGGCCTGGCGACGGTCAACCGTGAGGGGATTAAGCCCTGGACTGGCGTGATCACTCCGCATGAGATGGTGGAGGAGCTGCAAAGCGGATTTATCGTACCGTCTGACGATGATTTTGATGGCGTCGACGTGACGTACATCAACGGCGTCACCTGGGCAGAGGAGACCGTTAAATGCCGGACGTCGGACAATCCAACGCCAGTGAAAATCGAAAACTACAAACTCGATGGGGTACTGAATCAGGATCACGCCTACCAGATCGGCATGCGTCGCCTGATGAAATACCTGCAGCAGCGGGTGACGTTCCAGACCACTACCGAGCTGGACGCGCTGTGCTACAACACGGGCGATCGCATTGTGCTCACGGATGATATTCCGGGGAACAACACGATTTCCTGTCTGGTAGAGGCGATGACAACGGCTGGTGGCGTGACAACGTTCACCGTTACGGAGCCGCTGGACTGGTCTTTCGAAAATCCCCGGGCGCTGATCCGCTATCAGGATGGCTCTGCATCCGGGCTGATGGTGGCGAGCAGGGTGGGTGATTTTCAGCTGTCAGTCCCGCACCTGAGCGAGTTTGATGACCCGATGAAGGTTGACCTGTCGTCGGCAACCATCGAGCCGATCCGCCTGGTGTTCTGCGGCTCAACTCGCCACGTCTACGACGCCATTGTAGAGGAGATCGCTCCGCAGTCAGACGGAACCTGTCAGGTCACCGCTAAAGAATACCTCGAATCGTTCTACCAGTACGACGACGCCACATACCCCGGCGACGCTGCTTAATACCAAAAAAAATCCCTTTCAACTTTTCTTTCGCTCAAACCCTCGTTTGCGCGAAGCCTCTTTTTGGAGCAAAAAACATGGCCGAACTTAACCCGCCTTTGGGAACGACGACGCCTGAAATATTCATGGACAACGTTAAGCGCGCTGACGAGCTGGTTAACGGTCCGGCCGGAACGGTTAACGACCGCGCAGGTGAACCGCTCGATACCTGGCGCCAGATGATGGCTAAGAATGACGAAGTTCGGCAGAACCTGATTCCTCTCAGTAAGCAGTATGCGACGCTGGCAGCAGCCCAGGCGGATATCGCGAATATCCCCGAGGGGAGCAGCACGTATTACCGCAGCCCGGACGACAGCGCGCTCGCAATCGAGGTGATGAACGTTGGCGGGACGCTGCAGCCTACCGGGCGAAAAATGCCTTCTCAGCAGGCTGTCGATGAAGCCAGCGATTCCGCAAATTTGGCGCTGGAAAGAGTTCCTGAGGAAAAGGTGATGCCTGCTCTGGTTCCGGTAGTGCGTGATATGGCGGGTAACGTACCTATCTATCTGGAGAATGGCGAATTAGATGCAAAAGCAGTAACGGGGGCATTCTCCGACAAGGTAGCTGGAAAAGGTACTGTTATTCCTACCCTCGCAGAAATGGTTCAGAAAGAGAAGATTTCGCCTCAACTAGTGCCGTTATTCAAAGACGATGCGGGAATGGTACCAGTTTATCTTGTTGACGGCAGGCTGGCCGCAAAAGGCATTGATTCATCATTCGTAGATTTGGTCTATGCTGCGTTAATCGGACTTTTTCAGCCCAATCAAAAATACACAGATGCCCGAACTGCCTGGCGCTGGAGAACAGCAAAAACAAAATATAAATTATCTGTAACCTCAAAATTAAAAGTTGGCTTTACCGGCGATTCATGGACAGAGAAAAAAGCCATCCCGCAGATGATGGCGAACATTCTTTATTCGGAATACAGCAAAGCCGGCGAGGGTTGGATAAATTTTGCGTCGGCTAACGGTGACACCCTCAACGGTATGTCATTCAATATCAGCGGCTGGACGACGTATGATGCGTCAGAGACGACAGCAGCGCCTACGTATGGCTGTGCCCTCGATGGTTTGTGCCTTTACGCAACCGGCACAGCAGCGAGGATAACTCTGAACGCGGTCAGCGCTACCGGGCTGTCCATTTATTACAAAGACACTACGGGAACATTTCGCTATACCATCGACGGCGGCACGCCGATAGTAGTGACGGGCGCAGGTACAGGTAACGTCACAAAAGTTGATATTACCGGCCTGGCCAATGGCACACACCAGTTGGTCATCGACCTAACCGGCAACGCCGACACCGTGGTTATTTACGGCGTCTACGCCACCATCTCGTCAAGCGGCGTTGAGATTCAGAAGTTTGGTAACGCGAATATCACGGCGGACGGGTACACCAAGGTCCTCGGCAACATCAGTTACTTCGCCCAACAGCTTAACCCGGACATCATTTTTATGATTATCGGGACCAACGACTACCGGCTGGGGCGGACGCTATCGAACTTCTATACAGCACTGACTTCCTGGGTGCAGGCTTATAAAGCGGCGCTTCCTGATACTGCTCTGGTCCTGATCGCCCCACCGCAGTGTAACGCGTCAGGCAGTTATCCGCTTTCCTCATATCGCGATGTGATGCGGCAGGTAGCGAACGAAAACCACGTCGAGTTCTTCAGCCTCTATGATGACTTCCCGGCAGCATATGCGACGGCGAATACCTACGGCCTGTGGAATGACGCTTTGCACCTGAACAACAACGGGGCAGATTTTCTTTCTCGCCAACTTTATAAATACTTTCTTTAAATGGGGACAATAATATGAGCCTACGACTGCCAACGATACTTCCTGGTACCGGGTATAAACACATCAGCGAATTTGTTGTTGATGATATTTTTGCTGATCTTCCCAACAAGGCCGGTCTGGTTGGAGCGTATTTTCTTTCTTCGCAGGTTGGTAGCCCTCTCGTCAACTACGCCGACCTTAACAAACCGTTGCTCAAAGTTGGCGCCCCTGCCGTTGGTAGCAAGTATGCTACGACCGGGACCGCGAATTTCTACGATACACAACTGCCCTCTACGCCGGTAATGACGGTTTTGGGTATCAGCCTGCCAGGCGCTGATTCGCAGAATGGTGTCTTGCTTGCTAACTACTCTCAGTCACCCATCAGCGGCGATACGCTCCAGTATTATCTCGGCCATGCTAAGGCGTTCGGTCAAATGGGGAGTTCGATTGCGTCGGCGGATACAGTTGTACCAACTACCGATCTTCCCTCTGGCGTGCTGGCGATAACGGGTGGCGTTATTAAAAATGCTTCCGTAAAAGCATTCGCTTACAATCCTGTAACGAATGCCATGATCTCATCAATTTCCACGAGTGCGGGGCGAACGGTTACAACCGACAGAACGCTGCGCCTCGGCACGTCATACGCAACAACGCAATTCACTGGGGGCTCAAACGTTTCCGTTGTGCTGGTATACAACGTCGAACTAACCGATGCTCAGATACTGGAAAACGCTCAGTGGCTGAAAAACAGCTTCGGAGTGGAATGGGCTCTTTGGTAAAAATAAAATGCCCGGCAACTTGCCGGGTATAATTTACTTGAAGTGTTTCCTTACCTCTGCGGTATAGCTAAAAGGATTGGTATTATGAGAACCCTTTATACTTACTGAACCTTCCCAACTTATGACTGACGCCGCTCCACCAACCAATGCAGCTACAGCTGCTCCTGTCTGCGGCAGTAAATAGCTTGCACCTGCATACACGGAAGCACCTACTGCGAGTATATTTTTCATGTTGAAGTTTAATTTTATGGCAGAAGGCATTAAAGTAAAGTTTTTTTCGTTATACAAACGATATATTTCTAAACATGCCATGTCAATTTCATTCATCACTTTCTTTAACTCCATTGCCTGATTTTGTGCTTCTAACACTCTCAATTCCATAGAGTTTAAAGTGGTTGTGAGATGTTTTAATTGTTCTTTCCTGGATTGCCTGAATTCAAGAACTTCATCTAACGGCGTATTAACATCAATGAATGGCATGGAATTGACCATGTGGATTAAAGCACCGCCTGTGTTTTGAGCGATCCCTTCACTTACAAGAATTCTTGGTGATAAATTATCCGGTATATAGTTTATGCTTTTATCATCTAAAAGAGTGAGTATTTTTGAGTTGGTTGCCGTTGCAACCATCATTGAAAACTCCCCCTCACCGGTGACATCAACTTTTACATCTTCGAAAATACCTTCTCGCCTAAGTGTTTCAATATCTTGGTTGGCGGAGGAGCCTACTAACCCTGTGTTTAAGTTAACAATTGAATCCCAATATAATACTTTGTTAACCAAGTTATCAATATTATTTCCACCTCTGAATGTTATTTGCCCAGGGTTTCCGAAACTAATGTTCTGTTGTATTAACAGTTTGTTTTTCATAATAGCTCCATACGAATTTTTTGTTGAATACATATTAATTTATGTATGTCTTGGCATTGCATATACGCGGTAGTACCGAAAATATCTCTAATCTTCATTTCCAAATTTTGCTCCTTGAAAGCAAGTGATTTTCATAGGGGATGAGTAAACCATACATCAGAAAAGAGATCGTTTGTATGTATTCAGGCGAAAAGATGTTAACCATTTCAAGAAAAAAGGTAAGTCAGCGACGTCAACAGAACCAGGACTCATGCGAGAGAGTCGCAGAGTACAAATATCAGAACTCATTGAGCCGTGACCCTGAATTCTGCGCATGATAGCAGCCTCTCAGCAAGTTATGGTTGAGGTTGGGGGATATGAAGACGATCTATGTGCATCTGACAGATTATTAAGAATCATTATGTTGCGTCTGTGCAGATCATTGATAGCCACTGCCAATATTGATCTGCTGCACACATGCATATACTGTATTTATATACAGTATATTTGATAGGGGGAAGTATGCCGCGTCTATACGAAATCGAGACGGCGTGCCGGAACGCAATAGATATCCTGCCTAACGGAAAGCGCATCCTCACCACCAGGCGATTTCTACAGGAACTGGAGAGATATAACTGGCACTGGTCACCGCGCCAGGCTAACCAGTGGATAGAGCACTACGTGACAACATTCCGCGACGTTTCAACTCAGGAAGGTGACGATCGCACGTTCCAGCTTTACAACCCGAATGGAGGGCTATAATCGTGGGCTTTCCATCGCCAGCATCAGACTATGTAGAGGGACGGCTAACCGTCGATAAGCTATGCAGCATCGGCCCTAATATTCGGGTCGTACAGACTGAAACTGGTTATGCCGTAGTGGATTTCTCCGTTAAACCAAAGCAGCAGGACACGGTATTGATCCAGTACTCCGGCGGTACAGATTTTGCAAAAGTCATGGGCCGCGCATTTATTACAAGAGACGGTGAGGCGCTGGATGGCGAAGCACTCGACGACGTGGCAGTGTTAGGAATAGTGACATTCGTTATTACCCGGATAGGGAAGGATGATGATGATTATCCAGTAATATGA